GTCTAGCCTTGAGCCACTGCGTCTGTTATTAGAACAGTATGGTGATGACTTCACCCCCAACCTGAATGTGGAGTGGGATGACATTGAGATTGAAACCCTGCTTGCTCGTAATGACCTTGAGGCTCGTTGGACATTCAACATTGCTAGTCTGACACGTAAGGTAGAGGGTGTTAACTCTGGTCACTTGATTGAGATTGGTGCAAGACCCAACACAGGCAAGACATCGTTCCACGCATCAATTATTGCGGCACCGGGCGGCTTTGCACATCAGGGTGCTAATTGCATTATCTTGTGTAACGAAGAGGGCTATCACCGTGTGGGTGCTAGGTATTTGACTGCCGCCACAGGCATGACTATGCGTGAGATAAAGGACAATCCAGCTAAAGCACGTGAGTTGTATGCACCTGTCAAAGAACGTATCAAGATTAAGGACGCGACAGGCCGTGATATGAATTGGGTAGAGTCCATCTGTAAGTCATACAAGCCAGACATCGTACTGCTTGATATGGGTGACAAGTTTGCCAAGACAGGTGGCTTTGCCCGTACAGACGAAGCACTTAAAGCTAATGCTGTACATGCACGTATGATTGCCAAGCAACATGAATGTGCTATCTTCTATATGTCTCAGCTATCTGCTGATGCTGAAGGTAAGGTACTTCTCAATCAGTCAATGATGGAAGGCTCACGCACAGGTAAAGCGGCTGAAGCTGACCTGATGGTATTGATTGCTAAGAACCCACCAGTAGACAATCAAGAAGAGGAAGACACGCAGCGTCACTTGAATGTTGTAAAAAACAAGTTGACAGGCTGGCACGGTGTGGTACACTGCGAACTTGAATATCAGACAGCGAGGTATACAGTATGAAGCTAACACTTGATGTAGAAAACACAACGACACAGCGTGACGGTAAGTTGCACCTTGACCCGTTTGAGCCAGAGAACTCACTGACTATGATTGGTGTGTTGACTGACCAAGGTATGGAGCAACACTTTCCGTTTGACCATAGTGACGTTCCTAATCAACAGGACTACTATGAGCGTGTGCAATGGTATCTTGACCAAGCTACTATCATCATCGCACACAATGCTGCATACGACTTGATGTGGCTGTGGGAGTCTGGCTTTAAGTACGATGGCCCTGTGTTTGATACAATGCTGGCTGAGTATGTATTGCAACGTGGTATCAAAGAGCCATTGTCTCTTGAGGCTTGTGCAGAACGCTACGAGTTGGACACCAAGAAGCAAGATACATTGAAGGAATACTTTAAGCAGGGTTACAGTACACGTGATATACCATACAATGAACTATGTGAATATCTGTCGGCTGATCTTCATGCTACGCAACAGCTTGCTGACAAGCTAATGTATCGTTTGAATACTCTGCCTGATGCACGTCTTATGGATACAGTTACGCTGACTAATCAGGTTGCGGTATGCCTAGCACGTATATATCAGCGTGGGTTCAAGGTTGACTTGTCGGTGCTTGACGATGTGCGTGAAGAGTTTGAAGCTGAGAAGATACAGCTTGAAGAAGACTTGCAGTCTCATGTACGCAAGGTTATGGGTGATACGCCTATAAACCTGAATAGCCCAGAGCAATTGTCTTGGGTTATCTACGGTCGCAAGGTTATTGATAAGAATGATTGGTCAGAACTTATTGACCCATACATGCCAGAAACAGAGTTCAATCAGTTAATCTTGACACGCACTCAACGCATGTACCGCACTGTTGCTGAACAATGCACAGACTGTGGTGGCTCTGGTTATATACGTAAGACAAAGAAGAATGGTGAGCCTTTTGCCAAGCCAAGTAGATGCCTGACTTGTAATACCGAAGGTTTCCTATTCAAACCAACAGATACACTTGCTGGCTTCAAGTTCAAGCCACCGTCACCAAAGTGGGCAAGTGCTAATGGCTTTACTACGAGCAAGGTAAATCTAGAAATACTAGAGGGTGCTGCACGTAGTAAGGGTATGCCAGATGCGGCAGACTTCCTACACAAAGTACGTAGGCTAAGTGCTGTAGACACGTATCTGTCATCATTCGTGGAAGGCATCAAGACACACACCAAGCAGGATGGGTTCCTTCATGTGCGTCTCCTTCAACACCGTACTGCGACTGGTCGTTTGTCTGGTGCTGACCCGAATATGCAGAACATGCCACGTGGCGGCACGTTTCCTGTAAAGAAAGTATTTGTGTCACGATTTGAAGGCGGCAAGGTTATGGAAGCTGACTTCGCACAGTTGGAGTTCCGCGCTGCTGCCTACCTATCACAAGATGAGGTTGCCATTGAAGAAGTATCTACTGGATTTGATGTACACGCATACACCGCTAAAGTTATTAGTGATGCTGGTCAGCCTACGAGTAGACAGGATGCGAAAGCACATACATTCGCGCCACTCTACGGAGCAACAGGCTTTGGCAGAACAAAAGCGGAAGCAGAGTACTACACTCACTTCACAGAAAAGTACAGGGGAGTCGCAGAATGGCATTCCCGACTGGCTAAAGAAGCTATAGAGACACAAAAGATTACTACGCCTAGTGGCAGAGAGTTTGCGTTTCCAGATGTGGTGCGTAAAGCTAGTGGGCGTGTAAGTCACTTTACACAGATAAAGAACTATCCTGTGCAATCGTTTGCAACAGCAGACATTGTACCAATAGCCTTACTACACATAGATGAATTGCTAAAAGATAAAAAATCTTGTATAGTGAACACCGTGCATGACAGCATCGTCATTGACGTTCATCCTGACGAAGAACAACAGGTAATCAATGTGATAGACGAAACTAATAATGCACTACCACAACTTATAGCTGCACGTTGGGGTGTTAATTTCAATGTGCCGCTACTTTTAGAAGCAAAAATTGGTCCGAATTGGCTTGACACGAAAGACGTAGCGTGATATAACTATGCCTCATTCACTCAGAAAGGAGTAATACATATGACAGAACTTACACGATTGACCAAAACAACTATGCAGTCATGGCAAAAGCTATGGGTATTGCAAAGGAAAGCGGGGGTAAAACTAAAAGCAGTTCCCTTGCACGTCTGCGCATTAACCATACGCCAGTAATGGGTACAGCAGAAGTAAACGGAAAAAATGTAAACATGGAAGTAATTGAGGGTGGTACATACAAACTGGAGATTCCAGATGGACCAACCTACTACGCATCTTCTGTAAAGATTCGTGCGTTCCTACAGCGTTTCATGTACAAGCGTTTCGTTATGGGCGGTGCTAATTCACCAAATAGGTTCATCAAGTCTCTTATGACTGATGATGCCAAGATGGAATCTGACCTGAAGGATAATGATGGTGGGTTTAACTGTGGCAAACCTGCTGGTTACATCCAAGACTTCAAGGCATTGCCTGAGAAAATGCAAGACTTAATCAAGCAGATTAAACGTGTACGTGTTGTACTTGGTTCAGTTGAATTGGTTGACCCTCGCAATGAAAAAGGTGAGCCAGTAGAACTAGAAGCCACCCCGTTTATTTGGGAGATTGACAATCGTGATGCATTCAAACTTGTCGGTGACGTGTTTGTAAAACTTGCTAAGATGGAACGTCTTCCGCCTATGCACCAATTTACAGCAAATACCAACGAGCGTAAGATGCCAAACGGTAACAGCTTCTTTATTCCTGTGGTATCGCTGGATGTAACCAAAACACTTGAGGTTACACAAGATGACCACGTATTGTTTGCTGACTTCATGGCATGGATTGACAACTACAATAACTATGTTATCAATGCATGGTCAGAGAAGGTAAACTCAAAGCTAGAAGATGGTGATGCTGAAGTTCTTGACGATCTTGTAGACATTGAAATTGAAGAAGAGGTAGCATAATGAATCACCCTGCTGAACTGGCTGTGCATCAGTATCTTGAAAATGCTGTAAACGGCAAAACAACTATATCATCCGCAACAATCAAACAGATTGGCTTGGATGTAATGGCTGCTGCTGCACGTCAGTTTGGTGAGGGTAGGAGCAGAAAGGATGACTTTACATTACGAATGTCTAATGTAGGTCGTCCTACCTGCCAGCTTTGGTATGACAAAAACAAACCAGAAGTTGCATTACCCTTACCTACCACATTTGTAATGAACATGATGATTGGAGACATCGTTGAAGCTGTCTTCAAAGCCTTACTAACAGAAGCAGGAGTGAAGTATGAAGACACGGATAAAGTTTCTCTTGACCTTGGTGACGATAGCGTTTCTGGTTCTTATGACCTCATCATTGATGGTGCAGTTGATGATATTAAATCAGCTTCAGACTGGTCATACAGAAATAAATTCGACACCTTCCATAGTCTTGCCAACGGTGATGGCTTCGGGTATGTGGCTCAGTTAGCTGGATACGCTAAAGCATCCGGCAAGAAAGCTGGTGGCTGGTGGGTAGTTAATAAAGCTAATGGTAAATTTAAATATGTGCCAGCAAAAGATATTGACATTGATGCAGAAGTTGCTAAAATCAAAAAGACTGTGGAAACAGTAAAGGAGAACAAGTTTGAAAGATGTTTTGAACCAGTGCCTGAGACTTTTCGTGGCAAGCCCACAGGTAATAAAGTCCTTAATGACGGATGTAAATTTTGCAGCTATCGCTTTGATTGCTGGGATAATCTTACTGAGTTACCTGCTGTAAAGTCACAAGCAAAGAACCCGCCCATTGTGGCATATGTTGAACTAGCAAAGGAGTATATGAATGGAGATTGAACTTAATGAACTCGCAGAGCAAATCAAGGAAGCGGAACTGCACCTTGCGGAACTTCGGAAGGAGTATCGTGAACGGAAGACTGCAGGTCTACGTGCGGCGATATCAGCGCGTAATGAAGCAGATAAAGTCTTGCGCGAAGAACTACAGGCTTTAGGCTACCGCAATCCATTTATTCAATGGCGTGACATTGCCTAACGCAAAACAATTTAGGGCAGCACGAAAGTATGGATATCGTAGCGGTCTGGAACTCAAGGTATCCGACTACCTAACAGAACTCAAAGTAGACTTCCTATATGAGCAAGTTAAGATTGAGTGGGAAGACCTTGCCTACAGAACCTACACACCAGACTTCGTGCTGTCCAACGGCATCATCATTGAAACAAAAGGTATGTTCACGGCAGCAGATAGACGCAAGCATCTAGCTATACAAAAGCAGCATCCCAAATTGGATATTCGTTTTGTGTTTGAAAGTAGCAGACGCAAACTACGTAAGGGTGCTAAGTCTACCTACGGTGAATGGTGTATTAAACATGGCTTCCGATATTATGACCGGATTATACCCGAAGATTGGTTGAAGGAGAAGGGCAAAAACAAGCATCCAAAGTTTATTAAGTTTGGCGGCACGAAAGTAAAAAGGAGATGAGTATGAATATAATGGACAAACTATCTAAAGAAATACAGAATGAGGACTTCCTTATACGTGTCAGACCATTCGCTGATAACGATGGAAAGTGGTCAGGTGAAGTTGACATATCTATAATGGCTATGCCTGAGAATCCTATGGATGATGAAGACTACTGGCAGGTCATGCACTTTGCTAAGATGATGTGTGCAGCCGTTCCTGTGATGGAAGAAGTGGAAGAACTGCGCAATATTGTTCACGAGTATGTCACAAAAGTTATTGACAACGAGATGGATATTGATGTAGAACTAGAGGAAGAAATGGGTGTAGAAAAAACCTATGATGGTAATGTAGTACATCTTCACTTTAACACCAGAACAAAGGGTTCAGCATGAGTAGACATGAAGACTATATGAAAACACTAATGTTTCAAGAGGAGTTACGTATGGCACAAGCAAATAAACAAAGTGATAATGTTGTTGATATGGTCAACAGTCCACCGCATTACAATCAAACAGGTATTGAATGTATTCATGCTATCTCTGCAGCTACTGGTGATGGCTTCAAATATTATCTGCAAGGTAATATACTGAAGTACTTGTGGCGATTTGACTACAAGGATAAACCTGTAGAGGATTTAGAGAAGGCCAGATGGTATCTAGATAAGTTGATTGAAGAGGTAATGGCAGATGCGAGTTAAGATGTTCATCACCATTGATATTGACGATGAAGAGTATCCCGTCCCTGCTGATGGGCAGGTGGGCGAGGAATTAGAGGAAGGCATCCAAGAATACTTTTATGATATTGAAGGTGCTAACATTAGAAACATAAGAACGATTACGGAGTAAAGAGATGATTAGTAATACATTACCTACAGACTACCAGAACTTCATAGCACTGTCACGCTATGCAAGGTGGAAAGAAGATGAACAACGAAGGGAGACATGGGGTGAAACTGTCAAGCGATACTTTGATTATATGGCTAACCATTTGTCTACTAACAATGGCTATAAGCTACCAGAT